CAGGTTTGCTTCACCGTAACAAGCAACTTCGTCACTCCGATCAATACCGTTTACGATTGGCGCGGCTTTATGGATACGCTCGACGCGCCAGAGGGTGGCCCGGGTCCGTCATCCGTCATCCTCAGCTGCGAGAGCGGCACTTTCCGCGCGCGAGCTCGCAATCTGCGAACCGTGACCGACGCCGATCAGCGTCTTCGCGATCCCGACGACGCCAGCTTGAAAGACATTGCCGTCAAGCCGTTTCAGGACGTTCCGTTCGGTGTCGGCTGGTCAACGCTCCCGGGCGTGGCGACGGGATCGACTGGCGGCAGCGTGCCGAGCGGGCCGCGCGGTAAATACGGATGATCCGGGTTCGCGGATGGGAACAGGCGCTTGTCGCGACGACGACAAGCAAGCTGCGCACTCCGTGGGGCTGGGGTTCGCACGACTGCATTATGATGGCGGCTGACTGCATTCTCGCAGTGACAGGCGAAGACCTGGCCCGAGATTTTCGCGGTAGATACGACAATGAGCGCGAGGCATGGGGCCTTCTGGCCTCGCTTGGTTTCGCCGATATAGGCGCGCTCGTCCGGTCTAGGCTTCCCGAGATCGAGACACGCGAAGCCTGCCGCGGCGATGTGGTTCTGATGCCTGGAGAGCAGGGCGAGTTCGTCGCTATCTGCGATGGCCGAACCGCTGTCGGTCCCCGCGCGCCGCGCGGCATCAATCACAACCCCATGGAACTCGCAACGCGTGCCTGGAGGGTTGGCTAATGCCACAGGCGGTCGCAGCAGCTTGGTCAGCCGCTCAGTTCATCGGCAGCGTCTTCGCGGGCACGGCGTTTGGAGCTGGCACCCTTGCGAGCGGATTGGCGCAAGCGACGGCTACCGCTGCCCTGACGGCTGGGATCAACGCTGCGGTCGCAAATAACTCCCAGCCCCGCGATCAGGGCGGGTTCATCAATCTCGAGCTTAATCCATCCGCTCCCCGGCGACTGGTCCTTGGGAAGCGGGCGCTTGGCGGGACGCTGGCAAACTGGTTCGTCAGCGGCTCCGACAACACACGCCTCTACCTTCCGATCTATCTGAGCGAGGGGCCGTGCGGAACGATCACCAGGGTCTTTGCTGGTGGTCGCGTCGTACACAACACGCCGCTGGTGCATGGCGTCAAAACCGTCATCCCAACATTCCGTTCGGGCGGCGACCGGCTCTGGCTCACCTACTACGACGGTCGTGTTGGACAGACAGCCGATCCAACCCTTGTCGGACTCGGGCAGGGCTGGACTGCCGCGAACAAAATGACCGGCATGTCCTACGTCGTCGCGGAAATGTGGTGGGACAGCGACAACATGCGCCAACCGGCGCAACTCGTGTTCGAGCACGAAGGCGCGAAGCTCTACGATCGGCGCAAAGACACAACGGCCGGCGGAAGCGGCTCGCACCGGCTGGATGATCCGTCGACGTGGGAGCTCAGCTCAGGCGCTGAGGGTGCAAACCCAGCTGTGGCCCTCGATCACTATCAGCTTGGTCGATACTGGAACGGGCATCGCGTCTTCGGGATTGGAATGGACGTCGACGACGTGCCGTTCGATCGGTTCGCCGCGCAGGCCAATATCTGCGACGAGGGCGTTGTCAAGAAGGCTGGCGGAACGCAGATGCGTTATCGGGCCAATGGCATCATCTTCGCCAGCGAGCCCTACGACGACACGATCAAGCGGCTCTGCACTGCTATGGCGGCCGAGCCTGCCGACTTCGGCGGACGCGTGGGCGTTGTGGGCGTCGAAGCGCGCACGCCCGTCATGTCGATCGACGATGACGACATTATCGACATGGCGACCGAGACTTATTCGCCGAAGCGATCGTGGGGCGAACTCGTTGGTGCAGTCGAGGGCAAGTTCCAAGATCCCGCGCAGCTGTACCAGCCGACCCCGTATCCTGAGGTCACGGACGCTGCATGGGATGTACAGGACGGCGGCGAGCCGAAGCGCATCACGCATAACCTGGAATTCGAGATCGACGCGGAGCGCGCCCAACGGCTCGCGCTCCTGAAAGCGAAGTATGAGCGCAGGCAGGGCACGCTGCGCGGCGTCTATCCGTTCTGGACGATCGAGCTCGAGCGCGGCGACTGGTTCGTCCGCACCGGCCGCGCAGGTTCCCGCTTCGGGGAGGCTGGCAAGGCCTTCGAAGTCATGGAGCGCATCCTTGACCCGAAGACCGGCCTGGTCACGATCATCGCCAAGGAAGTCGACCCGGAAGACAGCGCTTGGGATGAGAGCGTAGCGCTCGACGGACCCCCGGCGCCAGCCGACGGAACGGATGCAATCTCGGAAGTTCTTCCGCCGCTAATCACTGTGACCGACAATCCGATTGTGGGCGAGGGGTCGACTACTCCAGCTCTCAAGGTCGCCTTCGGCAATCCTCTCGACCCACGCGTCCAACACCTGTTTGTCGAGGTCACGCGGGCCAGCGACGGCCTCAAGGTGGCGGTCGAGAATGCGATTATTCCCGACGCAGACGAAGAGCTCGTCGTTCAGAACGGGATCGCGGAGCTTGAAGCTTACGCGGTGCGGGCGCGCTTCCTTACTTCTGGTCTCTACTCAGACTGGTCGGATATCGCATTCGTCACGACTGGCGCCGCATACAACGTCCCGACAGCGTCCGCGCCGTTCCCTGGGAGCTTGCTCGACCTGGCGCTGAGTGACGTCGCGGCCGAGCTCGACGAGGCGTCAAAGAAGCTCGACAAAATTGTAGGATCGGATTGGCCCGAATTCTGGATCGTCGGCGGCCATGGCGATATCGACATTGAAGCCAACGTTGACGCCCCTTCCGACATCAAGGTCAGCGCGGGCTACATCGATCACTGGACGCTCGGTAAGCAGGAAATCGAAGAGACACACTTCGGAACGGCGTGGGGTGAGCTCTATGCTCCTCCAAATGGATTGATCGGTATAGCCTGGAGCCAACAGCCTGTTGCGGAGCGCTTCAGCAACGGCGCTGGGCACGGTCATATTTTCCCCTACGCGCGCGAGCTCGACGGATCGCTGAAGGCGTACGGCCTCGACCTTCACGGTGGCGAGACGTTTGAGCCAGCAATTACCGACATGGTGTTGGCGACGGCCGAAAAGCCGCTCGCCGATGGTTCCGACGTGCTGTCGTCGGCCGACGGCATCACACGCGTAGAAAACTTGATCCGCGACACCAAGGTTGTGAACGCTCGCCTCAATGCTTTGGAGGCTGTGTCGGGCGAGGGATCGGCGGCGATCGAGGAAGTGGCTCTGGCCTTGGCCGACGAAATCGAGGCGCGAGCCCTTCAGGGAACGACCCTGACGGCCAACCTCGCAGCAGCCAACGCAAGCATCGCCCTTGTCGATCTCGCAGTTGCGACAGAAACCGCTGTACGTGCTGGGCAGACCGCGACGCTTACAACCAACCTTGGCCTGGCGAACTCGAGCATCGCCGCGAACTCGACGGCTATCACGACAGAGGCGGCTACCCGCGCCAGCCAGACGGCGCTCCTGACCTCGAACTACGGTAGCCTGTCCGCAACCGTCCTGGTCAACACCAGCGCCATAGCGACACTCGACGGCCGACTGTCTGCCTATTGGGGCATCAAGGTCGCGGCCGGGACCAACATCGCGACGATCGAGGCCTTGGCGGTTAGCGGAGGCGTGCCTTCGACCGTCCTGATCAACGCTGGGCAAATCCTGATGAACGGCGCTGTGCTGGTCAATGGAAGTGTCAGTGCATCCAAGATCGCGGTAACCGACTTGTCCGCAATTTCGGCCGTCATCGGCCTTCTACGCACGGCGACAACCGGCGAGCGCATGGAATTACGGAGCAACAAGCTAAGCCTGTTCAGCGCTTCCAATATCGAGTGTGTCGAGCTGGGAGTATTGTAATGCCGGTGGGCCTTCGCATCCGTGACCCGATTACTGGTGACGTGATCAGCGACCCCACAATGTTTTGGGGGCGCGTAACTCACGTACAGGATATTGCCGCCAGCTCGTCAGGTTCCTACTCAGTGCCCGATCTGCCGGCCGAGTACGGGACGCCTTTTATCATCATCCAGCCAGTCGACGCGGGCTTCGCCTGGGCGAGTTCGGCCTCGCTGCTCTCTTTCGGAGGATCGGGCGGGACCGTCACCTATACAAACGGCAGTCCCTACGCCCTCAAAGTCATTCACGGGATCAACTGATATGACCGTGGGCTTGCGCGTAAGGAACGGATCAAACGTCTACCAGATCGACGAGACTTATCAGAACTATGTCTTCAAGACGAAAGGCAGCAGCACCACAAACACGCTGTATACTTACAATCTCTACTATCGCGACATATCCGTGAGCGATTGCATCGCGCCGATCATCGCAATTAAGTCTGCAGGCGCTTTTGTGATCCTCGGCGGGCAGGTGAGTGGCAGCACGTGGACCTGGCGCGTCCTGCTCGTCGGCAACGCCTCGGCGTTCGACTACTACGTTTTCGACATCGCTCCCGTTGATCTCTCATCGGGACCTGCGCTGCGCATCAAGCATCCTGTTACGGGCGTGCCCATCTATTCTTCGAAACAGAAGCCTCTGCGCATCTGCCCCGGCAACCTAGTGAGCAACGGCCTCTGGCCCTATCCCGACGAGACGGTATTCGCGCCCGGCCGGGTGCTTGCTGGGATGCAGTTGAGTTGGGGCTTTGGTGAAAGCGAGATCAATGACGTCACGGGCGAGCGAGAGAATTGGTATGGTGCCTGCGCCCCGACAACGGGGTCGATGTATTACGAGCACCTGACATATGCCAAGATCGGTGTGGGTTATCAGTATATTGCAAGCGAGACGACGGCGGTATTCTTAGCCGTCGACGTAACGAACTACTGACCCGTACAGCCGCATCGCATTATCGCTTGGCCGAAAAGCCGAAACACACTTTTTCCGAGATTGGCGCGGGTTTCCCGACCTTGGATGGAGTGCCGAATGCGACTGATCATTTTGGCTTTCGCGCTCTGCGCTTCGGCATGCGCCAACTACCGTGATCCCGCGTTGGACGCCTACCCCACGAAGGGCAGGCAGGACATGGACCGAGAGGCGACGGAGGATAGCGTCAGGCGCATGCAAGACGAGTTCAATCGCCTGCATCCCGACGCCTGATACATGACGACTAACTTCGTCCGCCGCAGGATATACACACGCGCTGCGCCGCCGGATGCAACAGGCGCGCATATCGACGGCTACAAGACCTTCCGGTTCGGTATGCCACACGCGCCAATGCCCCACTTTCCGATGACCGAGTTCTGGCGCTTCGTCGTCGACGACCTGGTTGACGCCGCGACCGCCAGCACCGGCTTCTGGCCGGCATGGGGCAGGGGCGATCCCGCCTGGGACGAGACGCCGGACGACGACACCACAGGCGAGACCGCGCTTGTAGATCCGCTAGGCATCTTCCCGGGCTCCTGGTCCTACATTGAACCGGACGTTGCCGGCGCAATCATCATGCGCGACGGTTCGAGGTGGACGGTGGCGGGTGCGCAGACCCAGTACGTGCTGGTGGAGGCGCCGTACGCTGGGGTCGATGAACCGACAGAGGCCATCCGCGAGATCGCACTCTACACAGCCTCCGAGCCTGCCCCGGCGCACACGTCGGACCCGTACCTCCCGATGGCGAACGTCGATGACCTCGGCGACTTGGTCGCGATCGACCGCATCGCCATCGTGAACCGCTCTCTCGCAACATCGGGCAAAGTCCGCTTCCTCGTTCGTGTGGAGAATGTCTGATGGCCGACACGGCGCATTACGCCTGGCCGATCGTCGCCGCGAGCGACATGGCCGACACCGAGTTCACGCCGAAGGTCGCGGACTTTCAGGTGGCGGTCGATGCGGCGATCTACACGCTCGACACCGGCAAGCAAAACGCCGCAGCTCGCCTGGCTGCAATCGTGGCCACCGGCGTCACGCTGTCCATGTTCGCCAGCGGCGTTGTGAACACAGGCGCGCTGGCGAACACCACGACGACGATCCCGTCCGAGGCGACCGTCAAGGCCTACGCCGACAGCCTGTTCGCCTCGAACGACGCGCTTCTCTACAAGGGCGCAATCAACGCCAGCACGAACCCGAACTATCCAGCGGCCGACGCGGGCCACACCTATCGCATCACTGTGGCGGGCAAGCTTGGCGGCGCTTCCGGCGTCAATGTGGAGGTGGGCGACCTCGCGACCTGCTTCGTGGACAGCAGCGCGGCGGGCAACCAGGCCACGGTCGGCGCAAACTGGAACATCACGCAGAATAACCTTGATGGCGCGGTCATCGGGCCTGCTTCGTCGGTGGCGGGGCGCATCGCGACGTTCAGCGGCACTTCGGGCAAAATTATACAGGACTCAGGCTACACGATCGACCAATCGCTTGCCACGACGAGTAGCCCGACATTTGCGGGGCTGACGATCAGCGGAACGGGCGTTTTTACTAACGCGACATCTCTTTCGTTCGAGCGCGCTTCGCATGACGTGTGGCGCATCTTGCAGGGCACGCCGTCCTCAACTCGCGGTATCGGTCTCTATAACAACACCGATGCCGCGTATGGCTGGTTTGTCTCTGATACAGAAAATGTGGGCGTCGGGACGACTGACCCTTCGGCAAAACTTCACGTCAACGGTATTCTGAAAGTCGGCAATGCTAACTCCACGTCAGCACATGCCGATCTCACTCTTGATAGTCACGACAACTATGCATCCCTCATTCGTTATTATCAGGGCGGCGGTTTGCGCTGGATGACGGGGCGCGGCATCAGCAGCTCAAACAACCACTATGAAATCACAGACGGTAGCGGAGTCCAGAAGTTCCGCATCGATAGTGGAAACCTCGCGACCTACGTGCAGGCAATCCTTCCCCGTGCGGACAACACGTATCAGAACGGCGACAGCAGCGCCCGTTGGACAACCGTGTTTGCGACCACCGGCTCAATCAACACCTCCGACATGCGTGAGAAAACGCCGTTCGCCGCGGTCAATGAAAACGAGCGCGCGTTTGCTCGCGACGTGTTCATGGGAGCCGGTTGGTATCGCTGGCTCGCTTCCGTCGCAGAGAAGGGCAGCAAGGCACGCGCACATTTCGGGCTTGGGGCTCAGGTGGTAGAAAAGTTGGCGAAGAAGCACGGGCTTAATCCGAACGCCATGGCCCTTTTCTGCGAGGACGAGATTACCGAAACTATTTCGGAGCCCACTGGCGAGTTTCGTGATCCAGAGAAAAAGGGCGGCAAAAAAATCGCGCTCATGCGTGACGTGACCCGCCCGCTGATGAAAGACGGCAAGCCCTACGTTCGCAAAGGTCTGCGCCCCGATCAACTTCACTCATTGGGCATCGCTACGCTGTTCCACGAACTCAAATCTATGCGCGCCGAACTCAACGAACTACGCAAAGCCGCATAAGCAGGAAACTCCTATGACCAAAGTCCACAACGTGCCGCTGACGGATGCCGAGCTGATCCAGCTGATCACCGGGCAAGACCTGATCGCCCGAAGCCTGGGCAACGGCCAGCAGCAAGGCGGCTTGGCTGCCATAGCGGAGGTTCGCACGAAGTCGGCCCCGGTGCTCGCGCTGGCGGACAAACTTCAGGCCTATTTGCCGAAAGAGCAAGCAGCCGCTCACCCCGGCCCCCCGGCGGCTAAGCCGCAGATCCCCACACCAGCTGAGAAACGCGCTGCGTCGCGTCGCAAATAGGAGATCGCCCGTGCCTATGACCCGCGAAGAGTTGAATGCGCTGACGCTACAGCTCAATACCGAGGCCGCCCTCTTCATGGCCCCCAAGATCGACGAGATCGACAGTCTGTTGGGCGAAGCCTTCTCGGATACCTGGATCAACAGGTACCGCGCCCTTATGGCCGATCTTCCCGACGGCGACGTGAAGATGCAGCTGTCGAACCTGCTCGGTGTGATCGAGCACATGCCCGCCTTCCTGTCGAACCAGCGCTCTGTAATCAAGCCGTTCCTGCCAAAGACCGACGCCTGATCTCAGGTCTCTAGGCGCTCGCCAGACAACCGAAACACCCCACAACGACGGCGTATGTTCATGGCCGCCGCCAGTCTGTTGCCGGGGTCGATCGCGCGTCTGGCGGTCGGCAACTCGATCGCTGCGAAGCAGGATCGGGCAGAGAACGCGCGGCAGGTCGCCGAACTCGTTTGCCTTCGCCCTGAGAGCGCTGAGCGCCTTGCAACAATGGATTTCCGGCGGGTCGCTGAAGAGAGCGGTATCGAGCCGTGGAAGCTTCACGGCATGGCGGATATCGAAGCGCGTCGCGGCGGGTTCGCGGCCAACGGCCGGTCGATCTCGGTTCCCGAGCTGCACAAGTTCTCGCAGTTCACATTCCGCGCTTACGACAAGACTCATCCTGATCTCAGCATTGAGAAATGGATCCACCCGTCGAAGGTCAAGCCAGGTCATCCCTACCGGCTCGACAATGAAGGGCGCTGGGACATTCTCGCCAGACAGGCCGCGCTCGACTTCGATGCAGCCATCCGGGCAGCGTCCTGGGGCGCGTTCCAGATCATGGGCTTCAACTACCGCAAGCTGGGCTTCGACGCGCCTATGGAGCTCGTCAGGTACGTCTACAGGGGTGAGCGAGCCCAACTCGAGTTGGCTGTCCGATACCTGATCGTCGACGGCGGGTTCGAGCCGCTTCTCAAGAACGACTACGTCTCGGCCGCTGTCGTGCAGAACGGCCCGGGCAAGCCGAAAGAGTACGCCGCTGAATGGCGAGAAGCTTCTGAAAAACGGCGCAAGGAGTTCTACGCATGATCGACCTTCGCGCCGTGGCGCTTGGTGGCATCGCCGCCTTCTCAGCCGGCATAGGCATTGGCTGGCAGTTCTTCGGATACCCCCGCGGTTATGATGCGGGCTATGCGGCGAAGACTGCGGAGTACGAAGCCCTGTGGGACACGTCTGTTCGCATCACTGGCGAGCGCGAGCAGTGCAAGGGCGAGATCGTCAAGGTCAACACCGAGGTCGATCGCCAGAAGGAAGAGAACCGTAAAATCCTGATCGAAGATCGGGCCGCGACCGATGTCGCAATTGCGCGCTCCGAGAAGTCGGCCGCCGAAGCTGCGGCAAGCGTCGCGAAGATGCAATTTCAGATCACAGAGGCCCGCAATGAAATGGTCAAGATCAAGGACGCTTGCGTTAATGCTGGCGTCCCTGCCGCTTATTTCGACGTGCTCAACCGAGCCCTCCCGGGCGCCAATGCCGGTGGAGAAGTTCGCGGCAAAGTGCCCTGAGCCGCCGCCCATCGTTGAGCGGGGCTTTCGCGTTCAGCCGCCCATGTGTGCGGTTGTCCGCCAAAAGTTCCAGTTCATCTGCACGCCCGATCCGAACAGGGAAGGGTACTGCAGGGAGACTTTCGCTGACGCCGGCCTGGCCGCTGTCGGCGCGATAGCGAACGACGACACCTGCCTCAAGCTGGTCGCGGACTGGATCGATGGCGAGCGCCAGGCCGACAAAGGAAGTTAGAGTATGGACAGCATGGGGCGGATAACAGACGCGGCGTCGAAGCGCGCCGCCGATCGCGCGGAGGCGATGACGCTCAAGGGGCGTTGGCGCACGTTCGTCAACAACTGTCGCGTCGGGATCGTTACCGCCGCGACGCTGTGCGCGAAGGGATGCCTCTTCGCCTGGCGCAACCTCCCCAGCGCCACGCGCGCGACGCTCGAGTTCGTCGGCCTCTGCATGGCGCTCGGCTTCATTGCTGTGATCACTGCATGGGAGCTCAACAACAGCGGCTTGGGCTGGGCGCTGATCTTTGCTGCCTGGGGCTCATTCGCGTGGATTGCTGGCGTCTCTGTGGCGGGCTGGGCGATCTGGTCGCACCGCCAGCACAAGGAGCACAGCCGCGACGCTGAGGCCTATAAGGACGAAGACAAGCGCAAGGAAGAGCGCACCGCGCGAGGCCGCTCGCGTAAGTGGATGATCTCGAGCCTGCTTTGCGCGGCAGTGACCCTGTTCGGCGTCTTCTCGAACCTCGTGTCACACTCTGCCATGGACGCCGACGCGGCGATCGAGATCGAGGAAGATCGCGCCGTCATCCGGAACAACATTCGCCGCCTCGAGCGTGAGTACGGGAACCTGCCGAAACCGGCTGGCGTCGAGTTCACCAAGGAAACTCTCGCCTCCTATGAGGCCGAAGCTGTCGGCTGGGGCCTGACCGATCTCAAGCCGGATGGCGCGTGCAAGGCGAACCTACCGAAGACGCGTCAGCGCGACCTCTGCAACCTTGCTGCGGATATCCGGGCCGAGCTGGTCGAGGCGGACGAAATGCAACTGGCGCTCGACAAGAAGGCGGCCGATCTCAAAGCCGAGAACGAGCGCCTGGCCGCGATTGCGCCGCCTACCGGAGCGAAGCACTGGCAGCGCATGGCCGAGCTGTGGAACTCGCTTCCGGGCGTGCCCGAAACGTCCCCCGGCTTCATCCAGACATGGGGGGTTTTTGGCGTGTCCGTCTTTGGCCTGTTCGTGTGCTTCATCGGCTGGGACAGCATTGGCGAGCGTGTCGAGAGCCGCCGGAAGAAACCGTAGCGAGGCGAAGCCATGGACACCCTTTTCTTTTCGACAGTCGCCGCGGCCGGCATGATCGGTTGGCTCAAATGCTATCGCGACCCTCGCGTCTTCTGGGCGTGGAAGTGGGTTGTGCCGTTCGCGCTGTTCTTCCTGTCGATCTACCTGTTCTTCACGCTGATGGGCGCGAACCTGGCCTGGTGGAACGGCACGACGATGGATCGCCCAATCGTGGCACTGTGCCTCGCCCCCATCCTCGCCTGGCCCGTGAAGGCGCGGCAACCGGAACCTCTTCCGGGCCCGCGTGAAGTGATGTCGTGAGCAAGCTTGCAATAGCTGGAATGTTGGGAACGAGTGCGATGATTGCTCTTCAGATTGATCCGGCTCTCGACCCGAACGTGGCCGTCCTGAGGGACGAGCTCATGAAGACGTTGCCGATGATCGCAAGCGCCAAGTCGCAGATGGAAGGGATCATCGGCAAGGCCGTTGGTCCGGAGACGCTTCTGTTGGCGCTCTTCATCGTCTTCTGCGGCCGGGGAGTTATGTCGCTTCTCGACAAGGCGTTCGAAGAATTCCGCGAAGGGCGAAAGTATCGGCGTGAGCGCGATCGGGAAGAGTGGGAAATGGGCATCCCCCCGAACCGTCGGACATACCCGCCACGCCTCGTCAGGCCGACTGGGAAGAAGACGGACGCGGCCTAATCACTCCTGCGTCGGAGTGGCCGCTTCAAAGTTGAACCGCGCCAAAACTTCCGATCGCCAATGATCGCGAGCGTCGTTCCAGTGCTTGCCGCCAATCTTGAAGTCTGGATCGTGGTCTTCGTGTTTGAGGCGTGGCAGGGCGAGCGCTTCGTTGCCCGTCGACCGCCGCAGCTGCCTCTCACTTTCCTGCAGTGACTCATTCACCCGGTTGACCTCGTGGTAGAAGAACGAGCGCTTGGAGACGTCGTATTCCAGCTTCGCCATTGAGGCGACGAGCTTATCCTGCGCCGTGGAGTGAACGGCCTCCTTCAATTCGCGAAGGACGCGGCGGCGCTCTTGATCGGTGAACTCGCTGTTCCAGCCGCCAGTGAGCGCGTCGCAGAATGCCTCGCGGACCTCCTTGTTCGACCACAGCGCTTGCGCCAACTCTACAGGCTCGAGCCGGGACAAGGTTTCGTCCACTAGATCAGAGAGCGGAATGCGGATCTCGCCATCTGTGATATCCATATTGGGCAGCGTGGAGCGCGGGTTTGTGTTTGTGTGATACGGCACACGATACGTAATGTCGTCGCGGTCCTCTCCAGGTACGATGACCTCGTATTTACCAATTCGGAAAACCACAGCGGGATTATCGCCACCGATCATAGATTTTGACGCGGCCTTGGTCGGGCGCTCATTCCATCCGTAACTCATTTCTAAGCCTCCCGCCGTTTTGCAGTCGTCCTGCGCAATTTGGTCGCGCCACTTCTGGGTGGCTTCCACCCATGCTCGAGCAACCACCGGATCACGAGCTCTTCGTCCGCGCGGTCGAACTCGTTTGGCCCAAGAGCTTTGCGGTTCTCGTTGAGGATCGCCTTGTAGCGATCAGCGATACGGCCGATCGTTGCGAACTCTTCTTTGGTCGTCTCAAAGCTGATTTCTGTGAGCTGGGTCATGTGATCCTCGGCCGTTAGAGGGTGCCGATCGCGATGCGACGCGCGAACTCGCGGCGCACGTCGCCGCGAAAATCGACGTCACGAACGTGAGCGGAAATGTCGAAGGCGGCGGCGACGTTGAGGCGGCCGAAGCGCGCGTTGCGCTTTGCTTGGACCTCGACCACGTTCGGGCTGATGATTTGTGCGATCCGGGCGGCAGTAGTTTCGCCAGCGCGTGAGCTGGTTTTACGAAACATTTCAAGAGGCTTGAAGGACGCGAGCATGTCGATTTCCTTTGTATCCGCTGCTTTGCTTATATTCGTATACGAAGAAAATACGAAGCAATCAATAACGCATACGAAAATCTTTCGTATGAAAAAAGCCCCGCCTGTGAGGGCGGGGCTTTGAAGGTTGGCTTTCGGGTCGATTAAGCTGCGACACGACTAGTCAGGTAACTTCCGAGACTGACAACCTCGCTCTCGAGCGCCGACGTCGACTCTTCCAGTTCGGTTAGAACCTCGTCCGTCGTCGGCTCTGTCCGCAGCCCATGGGCCACATACGAACCAGCGAAAGCCAGGACGATCGAGAGCAGTGTAATCAGCGTCGCGTAGAGCTCAGCGTCGGAAAGCGAGAAGGGCATTTCAGAAGCCGGGGCGCCGGCCGAGATCGTCGAGACATGCTTGCGCATGTCTTCCCGAGCGGCGCTTATTTCGCCCCGATACACTTTCGCCAATTCCTGCATGGCGGCGGTCGTCTCTTTGCCCCACTTGCCGTCGGTGGACACGCCAAGCAGCCGCTGGGCAGCTTCGATGTCTGCCCCCGTCAGTGTCGCCAACTTAGCTTCGCGATCGACGATGATTCCGTTCGCATCGGCGGTGGCTTTCGTCGCCGTGTCGAACGCTTGCTTGCGATCAGCGTCGACCTGCGCCGCGGCTTCGACCTTCGACTTCAGTGCGAGCTCGCCAGAGTGACGATCAAGCAGCCCTGCGCCGAGAAGCAGTGCGCCGAGAACGACGGCTCCAACCCAGCGGCGAGCCCGGATTTCGCTTTCAACGGCGATCCCGAGCCCAATGAGCGATGCGGCCACGCAAGGACCGACCCAACCAACAAACGGTATCTCGAGGTCGCCCTCGAGCCCGTGATAGGCGAGCACGCCAGAGATAGCGGCAAGCCCCGATCCGGCTGCGATGATGGCCCAGCCGGCGGCCTTTCTTGCAATGCTCATTTTGTCGAACACCCTGGAGGCCTATCCTCCTGACGGCTCGACCCCGGTCGGCCTGTCACAGCCGATCCGGGGTCTTGTGGGCGCGACCTTGTCCGCTCCTTAGTTCGCGGCCGGCTGGTCGTCGTCACGGCCGGTCAGGGCCGCCATGTCGACCGAGAAGGCCTCGAGATCGGAGGCGACGCGGTCCAGGTAGTCGGCTGTCAGAGTGTCGACCGTCATCACCGCTGCCTTGATCCGGACGAACCGGGACTTGAGATCAGCGACGCGTTGAACGGTCGGTTTCTTCGTTGCCATGTGAATTGCTCCTGTGCTGTTCACAGCGGCAATATGGCGGCAATACATGAGCGAAGCAATACAGTGTATTGCCGCCATGATTCAACTTTTTGTGATTGCCGCTGTATTGCCGCTAACCTGTATTGCCGGCATATTAACGGCATGGGCCAGCACACGAAGACAGCGAAGACCTTCCGCTTCTCCGACGATGAGTTGGAACTCCTTGAAGCCGCAGCGGAGCAGCATGGCACTGCGACCGCAGCCATCATGGCGGGGCTGCAGGCGCTTAAGTCGCGTCGCGAGCCAACCAATTCCGAGCTCGTCGCTCTCCTGACCAAGCGTCTCGGAAAGAGCTGACAGGACTCTTTCGCTAAACGCGCGAGGACGTATTGACGTTCTTGTTTTGTTCTGGTGGTGTCGAACGCCTCGAAGGAGGCTGGAATGGACACACCAAACGAAAGCGTATCGGTCATCGCCAATGCGCTCGAACATGCGATTACACGTGCGCCTATAGCTCTGCGAGCGCTCTTGATCGCGTCACCAAATGGTAGCGTCGTCGGTTCGACGCGCCTCGCCATTCGCGTCTTGGCCTCGCTAGATGAGGCGGGCTGGGACCTCGACGGCGACAGCGCGATCGACATGATCGTCGCCAGCTTTGAGGCGGCAGGCGCAGGTGCAGTTGCGGACATGGTTGTTGGTGGCGATGCGTCGCGCCTCTCAGTGGCGCATCATGTCGTTGCCGAGTTGGCGTTGCATGGGGCCAGGCTAACGCGCCGTGATCTCGTTAGCTGACCTAAGCCGTGGACCCGAAGGATATCCAGCGTGTCTCGATAGTAGGGAAGGCCGTCGCGCGCGCCGTGACGATGGCTTCGGAAGAAATGCTTCAGGCCTACTTCCTCGCAAAGCATCCCGACTGCTCGGCGCACCTAGCTGGAAGCATTGTGCGCGAGCTCCACCATTCTGGCTTCCGGCTAAAGGACCCGAACAGTCAACCATTCCGGCCGGACGAGTGGGATAACCTGCCAGGTCGGCTCGCTCTGCAGGACTACGTCAAGATGGCGCTCGATCTCACAGACGCCGGCACGCGATCGATTCTCAAATCTTACGATCGGCGTAGCCAGGCGAAGGCGATCGACCAGATAACCGAAACGATCTGCAACAGCTTCCGCGTCAACAAGGTCGTGCTCGAGCGGAAGCGGCCACCCGACTATCGTGGCTAGGCGAGCTCCATCGCCACCCAATCTGCGAGCAACACACCTTCAGGCGTATAGCTGACCGCGCCAAGTGACTTCAGTGCGCCCCTGGCATTCGTGTAACTCGACGACGTCACCGAATAGCCCGACGCTTCGGCAAGCTCTTCATTGGGCATCGGACGGCGTGCGCGAACCAACTCGGAAAGCAGCTTGAAGGGTGGGCCATCGAGAACGCCCTTCAGGCGATCAAAGGCTGAGCCCGCATAGGTGGTGGCGCTTTTGACCGGCCTTCGCTTGTCAATTCGACTTCGCCTTGGTTGGGGTAGGTCACCAGCCCGGCGCTTTTGAGGGCTCCCCGCGCATTCGTGTAGCTCGACGACGTCACCGAGTATCCGGCAACCGAGGCGACTTGCGGATTGGATGGCCGCGGAATGTTGAGCGCTTCCCAAAATGCGAGCGCGCCGAGAATGGCGAATTCCGCTTTCGAGACGCCCGCCTTGGCGGCATCGTGCATAGTGTCGCGATATCCGTTGACCACGCCAGGCGGCATCGCAGAGGCCGTTGGTTTCGCCGCCTTTGGCGCGACGGGCAGGGGCGGGAGCTTTGTCACTTCCTTCGGCAGGTGAACGTCTGCCGTTCGAGCGGCGGCTTGGATGGCCTCGGCCGCGGAGCGCAAGCCTTCAACCAGACCCGTGCGCCGGCCGATGTCGCGACCACGCTCAAAACCCTCAGCATCGCCCGCCAGGCGTGCCTTCATGAGCTCGGCCGGGGATGCGCCGTCGGCAGGGAGTTTGGCTAGTTTCTTTTCGAGCTCGACAATCTTAGCGCGCAGGCGTTTGGGATCGGCGTTCTCAGCTTCTGCCTCGAGCGCCGGAAGCGCACCCTGTAGCGCTTCGACAAAGCCACTGACGTTGATGGCTTTCGGAGCTTCAGCCGACATGTCGTCGCGCGTCATCCGGCGGTTGGGGTGGAAGGATCGCTTACGTTGCACCTGGATCAGCTTCGGCGGCCGGGGATTGTCGCCGCCGATCCATGCCCAGCACTGACCCTTACCCAATTCAGGGAGCGACTTTGCGATCTCCGTCTCGAGCTTCCCGTCGACCCCGGCAACCTCGAACCACTTTGACAGACTTTGGATCGCGTTCTTCCCACGCTGACGGAACAGGAATAGGTGCTCGCACATTTCGAGCACGGCCTTGTTTATCTCCTGTGCGCGCGGGCTGATCATCGTGACGCCCAGGCGCATGTTGCCGCCGATCCGGACAAGCTTCTCGACCTCTGCGAAGACCTGTCCGTCGTAGACAGTCTGCGGGACGAACTCGGCCGCTTCTTCCAAGAACACGTGACGCAGGCCGTGGGGCTTATTCTTCTGAAGTAGAAGGCGAACGCAGTCCCGCACGATCGTCCGCCAGTCGGATTTCGACAGGGCGGCTAGGTCGATAACCAGCGACACGCCTTCGCGCATGGCTGCTTCAACGATCATGGGTGCGGTTGCTGGGTTGAGGGGAAGATCCCCGTCGTCGCCTCCAGCTACTACGATTGGGAAGCCCTTGCCGCCTCGGCCGCCGCGAGGGCGTCTCAGATTGTGCCAGACGCCAACCGGGTCGAAAGCGATAAAGGGGATGCCAGCCTCGTGGAGCTCTTCACCCAGCAGCGTTCCCAGATAGCTCTTGCCGCTCTCCTTGATACCCAGGATTGCGCTGGCTTGAATGCCGTATTCCGCCGCCGGGATGGCGAGTGGGCCAACCTGTATTGCCTTTGCTTTGATCATTTGCCGATCACCCCGAAGGCGGCGGCGAATGACAGAACGCTCACAACTGTGTTGATCGCGACGCAAACCAGAAAAGCGCCCCGCGAGAACTCAATACGCGTGTTGATCCACGCCCGAAACCGGATCATATAGCCCCTCCGAATGCGAATGATTTGCAGATCGCTTCAAAGACGAAACGAAACGATTTCAGAACGGCCCTGTAAGACCGCTGTAAGACCGACTTGGCGGCCGAGTTGAAATCTCTAGGTAGAACAGGCCTATTGCGGGTGTAGCTCAATGGTAGAGCAGAAGCTTCCCAAGTTTCAGACAACCGACTGAAATCAAGGCTGAAGCTGTAAGACCGCATTCGATAACCCATTGATCGCATTAGTTGGACCTCCCCTTCAGTAAGACTTCTCCGAAGGCCCGGGCGGCGCCGGCCAGGTCGACATAGTCGTTGATCCGCTCCTCGACTTCGCTCTCGCTCCAGCCCAACGCCAAGGCGATTGCCCGCTTCTCGAGGCCACCCCGATACATGAATGTGCAGGCAGTTCCGCGCAGGTCGTGGAAGTGCTTCTTCACTCCACACGCCTTCAGCGCTGGACGTAGCGAGCTATCGAAACTGTCGGCGTTCTTCCAGGGACGCTTATAGCTGCTGGTTACGACCTTAGGGCCGACCCTAGGGAATTCGTCGAGCAAGGCGCGAAGGTCGGGATAGAGCGGGATCGACCCACGCTGCTTCCGGCGGCTCTTGAGTGTCGGCCGGACGATCGCGAATTCTTCGACCTCTGACCAGTTCAGCGTGACGACGTCCGCCAGGCGCAGCCCGGTCATGGCTGCAAGGCGCACAGCACGCCCTACGTGAGGCGGACAGTTGGAGAGAAGGGCAGAGAGCTCCCCGTCGCTCCAGGTGATCGCCGCGCGTCCTGGACCCTCGTCCAGGCGCTTGATCCCCGAGGCGGGGTTCTTGTCGATCGTCTCTTCGTCGACACCAAACGAAAGGATACGGGTCAGCACAGTGAGGCGAATGTTTGCCGTGCGCGCCTGCGTGTAGATCATGGTGTCTGGCTTGGCGATATCCTGCCATTGATCGAGCAGCCGCGCATGGTCATCGGGAGAAATCTTGATCTTGCCTGCTACGAGGTCTTTGAATGGAACGGGCTTGCCGACCTTCTCATGCCAACGCTTGATCAGTTTGCGTGCGCCGCGAACCTGCATGGCCTTAAGCGACGTCTCTCCGAATACCGCCTCGATCTTATCGATATGGCCTTTCCAGACGCGCTGGGTCGAAGGCGCAAGCTGGGGGAATGCATCTGACCGATAGTCGGCGATCAGAGACGACATAAAGCCTGGGGCCTGCTGATGCGACTTGCGGGCTTCTGCATACTTCGCCGCGAGATCGACGGCCGCGGCCTGCTCGAGCAGGGCGACCTCTTCAACGGTGCGACCATTGAAGCTGCCGATCACAGGCGCGCCTCGGCCACGCCAGGCCAGCCAGTACACGTACAGCTTCCGGTTTGGCGCTTTGCCCTTCCAGCGCGTGGTTCTATGCGCTCCGGGCAGCATTAGCTTCGATCTTGCGTTCGAGGGCGACGAGCTCATCGAGCTCACCAGCGATATCGTCGATCGGCTTTGTCTGATCATTTGCGGCCCCATGGACCGCATCGACCGACAATCCCGACAGTTGGTCAAGTCTCGCGTCAATCGCCTTCAGATCCCACTTAGCGCCGCGACCCTTGCCGAGTGGGAAAATCCCAAACGTTGCGGGGTGCATTCCGCCAAGGCGCTTTCGCGCGTCAGCGAGGGGAACCAGGCGAGGCGAGATCGACGTCATCACGCCGCCTTCTTGCGAGACGTGCGCTTTTTCTTGAGCTCCGCAAACTCGTGATCTTCTTTCATCGCGAAGTATTCGGACGTCTTGAGGCGCCTTCCGCCTTCGGGAATTGTGTGTGGTCGACAGCCTTCTTTCTCAAAGACATTAGGCACGCCAACGACATCGATTTTGCAGAATATCTCAAGCGTGCAGGAGGCCAAAGCGATGCCACCGTTGGGATGATCGCGGCCAGAAAAAATGCTGTGCTCTTTGCAAATCAGCTCGGTAAGCAGGGAGGCGCCAGCTCGAGGCAACTCGGCCATGCGTTTCGCGATTGCGCGACCCTCCTTCAACTTCCTGTCCGGCACCCAATAGGGCTCGCCATCACTGGTCGTGCGCTTTGCCAGTTTCCAAGGTGCGCGAGCTTCGTCGGATTTGCGCCACATGATCCCGCTGATGGACCAAGACGTTGAGCACGTCCCCTGAGCTCCAAACTCGTCGCAGAATTCCTTCTGCTTCTTGCGCGCCCATTCGGAGACTTTGCGCCAACTATCGACTGCCTCGCGAAGCTCGCCGCCCTCGACGACGAAGAAGGTATAATCGCGGCTTAGGTCGACCCTCATGTGATTGTTCCGCGAAGGATTGCGACCAAGATCGGCTTGGACAACTCGAGTGCGACAATGCCGGCGAAGCCTACGACGAGGCCGAACCCGATCGCGCGAACGATCCGCCACATCACGGCGTCCGACATGGGTTCGCGCGCTGAACTCATGCTGCGACCCTGTCGCCGATAAGCTTGCAAATTCGCGTCAGGTGGTCGTTCTGATCCAGGATGAAGATGCCCTCTTCAGGTGTCATCCTGTGCATGGCGATGATGATTGAGCCGGCAACTTCGCGCGCCAGTTCGCGGATGGCCGGAATATCGTGCTCACTGACAATCAGTGGCGCGCCGTCGATCAGGGCGTCTAACTGGCGCTCGATCTCGTCGAGCGGATCACCCGTAAGTTTCGGTCCCAGCGCGAGAACCAGACGCGCCACACCCTCTCCGAAGGGACGGGCGATGTCTCGCGCTTCCTTCTCTGAAATCAGCATCATTACGAACAGCCCTCGTTTGAAGGCTCGAACGCTGACGAAGTTTTACGAAAAAAGCAAGCCCATACGAACGAAGATTTTCGTTAAGTGCTCATGGCGTCAAAAACGCTTGCCCACCCAAAGCAGTCTACCCACAACCGCTGCGTTCGCATCCGGCGGGATGCGCAAGGGCTGGTAGGAGTTGCTATCCATCGTAACAACGATGTCCTTGCTGGAGGGATCGCGCTGGCATCGCCCAACGATCATGTCGTTGTCGTAGCTGATCAGGTAGACGCCCGGGAAGGCGACCCGATTGACCGCCCAGTCGAACAGCATCCAGTCGTGATCGCCAATCGTCGGCTCCATCTGGTTGCCGGCCTGCCGGACCAGGACGAAGGACCCTGTGTTGGCGATATCGTTTAGCCAGGTGCTCGGGAAGTACTCAGAGCGGCGCGTGGGCTTGCGCGCGACAAGGAGCTTCACGTCTTGGTCGGTCGCGAGATTGAAGGCGGGAACCCTTGTAAATGCGACGCCGTATGACTGCTGCAGCAGAAGGCGTACGGCGTCAGCATGCGCGCCGACGAGTTTGAGATCGGTAGGCTTGCCTACTGCAAAGCCCGTCTCGCCCTGGGGCGGATTGTCGCTATGCACAGCGTCGATATCCGCGTCCGTGATTGGCGGCTCGCCTGTTCCAACGAGCGCCTTTTTCAGCTTCTCGATCAGGTGGCGGGGCAGGCGATCGCGCGAGTACCCGGTCGCGCTCTCATAGTACTGATAACTCGAGGCTCGAGCGAAGCTTAGCTTCTCTGCCATCTCTTCCATGGAGAGGCCGGCGCGCGTTCTGAGGGCGCGCAAATGATCGCCAATAACCGTCATTCAGTCCGACCCAATACCGCCTGCGACTCAACCAATTTTCCGACTGTAGGCGACGAATGGGCGACGATCAAAAATTCGTAAAGCGATCTCGTATGCCGCTTGACGGCCATACGAAAGTAGTCTTCGTATACGAACGATGGCAAACGCGGCACAGATCATTATCGAGCTATTTGGGGGTGTTTCGGCTTTCTCGCGAGCCGTGAACCGCACGCCATCCACGGTGCAGTACTGGAAAGAGAAGGGCTGCATCCCCTCCAAGAACCGGGATGAAGTGGTCGCCGCGCTCCGCAAGCGTGCGCCCGATCTCGTCGACGTGGCGGTGCAGGGCGGGAGTGTTCAGCAATGAACGCGCCCATTCGCCTCACGCGTGTGCGCCGTTCGCGCAAATCAGTTTCTACCGGGGCGACGGAAACGGCGCTCTCGGGTCGCGCTGGCGGCGGGGGCATCACTTCGCCCTCGCCGCTCATTTTGGAATTGCCAACGCCTCCGTCCATCAATGAGTGCTTCGGGGAGCACGGGGGCGGGAAGGGGAAGCGCGGTCGTCATGAGACGCGCGTCTATCTCGACTGGCAGGGCCACGCGCTCTGGCGCCTCAAGGCGCAGAAGCCAACACGTTTTGATTGCCCGGTTCTCGTCTTCGGCTCCGTCGACCGGATGAACGGCAATGCCGATATCGACAATCGCATCAAGCCGATCCTCGACATTCTGACCAAGGCGGGCGTCTACGCAGACGACAAGCTCGTGACTGCGCCAGCCTTCGCATGGGCGCCTACGCGCAACGCGATGACGCGCCTTCTGATAGTTCCCGCGAACCAATCCGTTCGCGTCATTTTCCATCCCGCCACCGAGAACGGGGCGACAGGCGGGTGGTTTCTCGAGCCCCATTCTCAACAAGAGGAAATCGCATATGGCGATCGACTTGAAGACGCTGCGGCGTGCTGAGCCTACGTGCCCGCCGCGCGTCCTGATCTACGGGCCCGAGGGTATCGGCAAGAACACCTTCGCGCTTGAATTTCCGAACCCGATTACGTTCGACTGGGAGCGCGGCTCCCCGCCTGGCGCAATCGTGCTGCGCGATGAAGTCGCTGATTTCGACGCGACGCTCGACGCAATCGGTGCGCTCGCAACCGAAGAGCACGACTTCAAGAGCGTGATCTTCGACAGCGCCGACAAGCTCGAGGTGATGATCCACCAGAAGGTCTGCGCCGATAACAACTGGGCCAACATCGAAGAGCCTGGCTACGGCAAGGGGTACAACATCGCGCTCGGCTACTGGGAAGATTTCGTTCGCGCGATCGAGTACCTGAACGTACAGCGCAACGTCTGTCCGATCATCCTCGCTCACTCGGGCGTAGATCGCTTCGACGATCCCGCCGCAGCGTCATACAGCCGCTACGATCTTCGCGTTCGCTCCAAGGCGGCCGGGATCATCAAAGATCGCGCGGACATGGTGCTCTTCATCAACCAAGAGGCCGTCGTCGCCCAGGAAGACGCTGGCTTCCAGAAGAAGGTTGGCAAGGCGAGCGGTGGCGGCGACCGTTGGGTTCGCACAGAGGCGCGCCCTGCGTTCGCGGCGAAGAACCGTTACGACCTCCCGCCCAAGTTCCGATACGAGCGCGGCGGCGGGTTCGAATACCTGCTCCCCTATCTGCCTGGCTTTGACGAGTTCAAAACCAGCGACGCGCTGACGAGCGATCCAGCCAAAGCAGCCTGATCTCTCGCGCCCTCAACATTCATTCGAAAGAACACGCAAATGCCCGCACTTCCCGGCCAACCGATCGACGGAAACGAAGCTCCTGACGATACCTTCGCGCCAATCGAAGGTGGCAGCTACAACGCGCACATCATCGGCTCAAACGGCAAGCAGAAAGACACTGGCCTGTTTGTCATCGGTCTGCAGTTCAAGGTTCTCGACGGCCCGAAGGCCAACCGCACTTTCTGGCTGAACTTCAACTACATCCATCCCAACTCCGCGCAGGCGCAGGAGATCGCGCAAAAGCAGATCAAGCAGATCGCGAAGGCCTGCGGCGTTGGCGTCTTCTCGGATACCGAGTCGCTTCACGAGCGGCCGATGAACATCACCGTCAAGGTTCAGGAATACCAGGGTCGCGAGAACAACCAGTTCTCGAGCGTCCGGCCAATCGGCGCGTCTGGCGCACGTCCTGCCGCGAGCGGGGGGCAAGGTGGTGGTCGCAGCCAGAGCGGCGCCCAGACCCAACAGCGTGCTCCAGCCGGCGCGGGTGGCGGAAGCCGTCCGTGGGGCAACAGCGGAACGCGTTAGAACCAGCTCCGGGCGACGACCTCGTTAACGAGCGTCGCCCGGTTCCTCTGAACTTGAGATAGCCCAAGGGGCAATACAATGGCCGCGCCATATGCGGACGTGACGGGGGAGGTTTGCCTTGCCCGCACTCCCTGAAACCAAGTCGAGCACAGTGATCGCGGTCGACCGCGCGATCGAAGCTGAGCAACGTCCGCGTCACGGCCTGCGCATTGGCGCCGGCATTGCTGGCGAGGCCTGCGACCGCAAACTCTGGCTTACCTTTCGCTGGGCGACAGCGCCCGAGGTGTTCGACGCGCAGCGTCTGCGGATCTTCGAAAGCGGTCGAGAATACGAGCGGCGCATTATGCACTGGCTCGGCGCTGGCGGCCTGTCGGTCGTTGAGTACGAAGGCGTCGATCGGCATGGCGCGCCTAAGCAGATCGGCGTGTCGTTTTCGGCGGGACATGGCTACGGGAAGTTGGACGGCGAAGCATCGAACGTTCCCGAAGCGACCGCGACAATTCATGTTGTTGAGGCAAAGTCGCACAATGCGAAATCATGGGCAGACCTCTTAGCCAAGGGCGTTGCGCTTTCGAAGCCCGACCACTACGCCCAAATGCAAATCTACATGCATAAGCGGGGGCGGTCCCGCGCGCTCTACGCTGCGGTCTGCAAAGATACCGACGACTTCAAGACCTGGCGTGTCGAGTACGACTTCGACTTCTGCGTTCGTCTCGAGACCCGGATTGAACGGATCGCCTTTAGCGATCACGCGCCTCGCCGGATCAGCGACGACGGCTCCAAATGGCCGTGCATCATCTGCCGCCAAGCGCCTGTGTGCCACTTTGGGGCTTGGGCCGAAACCAACTGCAGGACCTGCCTATTCATTACCGCGCTCAAGGGCGGCGACTGGTTCTGCGAGCGACTGCAGCAGACGCTGACGCGGGAAGAGCAAGAGCTCGGCTGTGGCTCGCACCTCTATCTTCCTGACCTGGTCCCCGGCGAGCAGATCGACGCAGCCAGCGACGGCTCGTGGGTCGAATACCGCCTGAGCGATGGCTCGACCTTCCGCAATCAACCTAAAACTCAAGAGGACGCACATGCCGCTTAGCGTTCAGCAGATCGCCGACGAGCTCCGCGCATTCACGCCGTTCGATTGGCAACGACTTCAAGACGCCTGCCGCGACGATGATTTCAAAGCGCTGGCCGACCTGGCCGGCCTGCCTGACTATTTCGATGATGATCACGACGGCCCGAACGAGGCCGAGCTCGAGCAGAAAGTCGAACTTGCCGAAGGCAGGATCGCAACGCTCGAGGCGCAGGTCCGCGCCCTTTCTGGCGCGGACAAAGCTATCGGCGTTGTCGGCGCGACGATCACGCTGCGCTCAGGCAAGGTCTTCGACTACCTGTCACCAACGCCAGAAATGGTCGATATCGAAGATATCGCGTGGGCGCTCGCTAAAGAAGGCAGGTACGCGAACCAGCTTCCGGGCTCGTTGGTGTGGAGCGTCGGGCAGCATTCCTGCATGGTTGCGGACCACGCGCCTGACGAATGGAAGCTTGTCGCGCTCCTGCATGACGCACCCGAGTACGTCACCAAGGATATTCCCAAGCCGCTGAAGATGCTGATCGGCCCTGGTTATGCCGCCGTCGAGGATCGCGTCTGGCTGACGATTGCCGAAAAATTCGGCCTTCCGACGAAACTGCCGCCCATCGTCAAGGAGCTCGATTGGCAGGCGCTCAATACCGAAAAGAAGTTCCTGTCGCCGGATCGCCGCCATGACTGGAATGGGCTGAACGACTATCCGCCGTTTGAAGACATTAAGCCGTCTAACCTGTGCCCTTGGACGATCGAGCATTGCGCAGCGCAATTCCTTGAGCGCTTCCGCCGCTTCTCGAAACTCGAGAGGGCCGCAGCTTGACCAAGCTTCGCCCATACCAAGACGCCGCAATTGCTTCGCTCTTCGACTACTGGGCGAGCAACGGGCGTAACCCGCTCGTCGACATGGCGACAGGTCTCGGTAAGTCGATGGTGGTCGCCGAGACGGCGCGCCGCATTCGTCAGGCGTTCCCAACCCTGCGCGTCCTGATGCTGGTTCACGTTCGTGAGCTGGTCCGCCAGAACTTCGAAGCGTTGCTTCGTGTTTGGCCCGACGCTCCTGTCGGCATCTATTCGGCTGGGCTCGGTAAACGCCAGGTCGGGCGGGCGATCACCTACGCTTCGATCCAGTCAGTCTACAACAAGGCTGAAGCGCTGGGGTCGATCGACCTCGTCTTGATCGACGAGGCTCACCTCGTGCCCCACGACAGCGAAGGCATGTATCAGCGCCTATTGGGCGACCTGCGCGCCAAGAATGAAGACATGCGTGTCGCCGGGTTTACCGCCACGGCCTATCGTCTCGACAGCGGTCGACTCGACCAGGGCGAGAACCGCCTCTTCGACAAGATCGTCTATCAGTACGGCGTCGGCGAGGGTGTGCGGGATGGCTGGCTTGCGCCCCTGGCCGGATACCAGGGCGTTGCCGAATTCGACGTCTCTAGCGTTCCCAAGCGCGGTGGCGAATTCATCGCCTCTGCAATGCAGGACGCGGTCAGCCATCAAGACCTGATCCTCGAACAAGCCTGCGATGAGATCGTTGTAGCTGGCGCTGACCGCCGGTCATGGCTTCTGTTCGGAGCGGGCGTTCAGCATGCGGCGAAGATCGCCGAAGCGTTGCGTAAGCGCGGTATCGTCGCCGCTACAGTCACGGGAGAGACCCCCAAGGACGAGCGCGACCGGATTATTGGAGCGTTCAAGCGCGGCGAAATTCGCGCGCTGACGAACGCGCAGGTTCTGACGACGGGCTTCGACGCCCCGGGGACCGACCTGATCGCGCTTCTGCGACCAACCTTGTCGACCGGCCTCTATGTCCAGATGATGGGGCGTGGCACACGCGTGTCTGGCCTCGATCTCAACAACTACGAAAGTGCCGCCGACCGCGTCTCGGCTATCGCCTCGAGCTCCAAGCCGAATTGCCGGGTTCTCGACTATGCCGGAAACATTCGTAGGCATGGCCCTGTCGACTGCATCGTAATCCGCGACAAGGTTTCGCGCGGCCAGGCCGAGGGCGAAGAGAAAGCCGCTGCCGACAGTGTGAAGGCTCGTGAGTGTGACCAGTGCGGCGTGCTGGTCGCGATCCAGACCCGTATCTGCCCGCACTGCGGGTTCGAGCTATCGCCTCCGAAGCACGAGGGCCGGTCAGACAAAGACACGCCGGTCATGGCGATGAACACGGATACGCAGCGCAAAGAGGTTCCAGTGATGCGCTGGGAGTTTGAGCGCCACGCCAAGGTTGGCGATCCCGCCGCACCCCCAACGCTCCGGGTCAAATACTACGCCGGACTTATGGCGGTAAGTGAGTGGCTGGCTTTCGAGCATCAAGGCTTCGGCCGCGGCAAGGCTATCGATTGGTGGCGCATGCACGGCGGGTTCGAACCCGCGCCCGAAACGGTTGCTCTTGCGATCGACCGTCGGGACGAACTCAACATGCCGAAGACAATCGTCGTCAAGGAAGACGGCAAGTGGCTTCGCATCATCGATCGCGGCTTTGGTCCGATCGACGCGCCAAAGGGCCCGCCGCCCATCGCCAAGTCGCGCATTCCAGAAATCGAGCTCGTCAACTTCGACGACGACATTCCGTTCTGAGGGGGAGCAAGTGACCGAGCACAACCAGCAATTCGATACCTACGACGAATGGCTCTCCAAAGGTGAACTCTGGATGCGCCGCGTCGGTTCGACGGAGCGGCCAGTCTGCTTCGATGTGAAGGGACGCATATGCAACGGGACGGTCGGGTTCATGCGTGCGCGCGACGACAGCGCGTTTCCGGTGCGCTGGCTTTGGCCGTCCCAGATCCCCGAGATCATCAACCGCGCTGAAAACCTTGCGACGGCTGTCGCCGCTGGCCGCGACGCCGACCCGGCTGTCGACGACTTTATCGCGATCGTTCCTGGCTTCGCCGCCCAGCGAGCACAGAAGAGGGGAGTGGCCTAATGGCTATCTACCTTTTGCACTTCAGCAAGAAGCTTGCGCACGCCCAGCACTATCTTGGCTTCTGCGTCGACAATGATCCGAGCGACCGCCTGGCTGCGCATATCCGGGGGAAGAAGGGCGCGAAGATCGTCAAGGCAGCCATGGCGGCCGGGATAGGCGTCGAGCTTGCCCTGATCATTCCGGACGGAGACCGGAACTTCGAACGTAAGCTGAAGAACCGAGCTGACGTCTCCCGTTGGTGTCCGGTGTGCGCGGTCAACAAGCGCCCGATCCCTAGGTTTCATCCGGACGTCGAGCCAAAGGTCTTCACGCGCGGGGCGATGGGTAGGCTTCACCTCTTCCACGCCGCACCCATTTTCGAACTTGATCGTGAGGCGGCGTGATGGCGATGCGTTGGACCGAACACGAGCGCCGCGCATGGGTGGCTTTCATACAGGGGGGGGTGCTTCTACCTCCCGGCGCCAGGACGCTCGCGGCGGTAGTCGAGCGCCTTCGTGGATATCCCGCCAAGGGCAGCGACCCGGGCGAGAGCTATCTCCTGCCGAGCTATACCGACCTGTCGACATCGACACTTCACTTGGCGTCGATGGCCGCCATGAACGCGCTTCGCGACTTGCCGCATCGACGTGCGAACCAACTGAAAGATTACGTCGATGTCGTCGTGCGCTTCGCAGCTGGCGACATTGGACCGTTTGTCGACGGGCAGGGCAGCGAGCTCGAAACACTCAAGAGCATTCCCGACCACCGCGCGCATCACGCCGTTCTGGTGACGCGCGCTGCGATCACCGAAGCAATCGCCGCTGAGTCGGCTTCACTCAAAAGGACTGCCGCATGACCTCCGCAAAAGTCTCCATCAACAACGTGCAGATCGCGACATGCCGTGTCGGGTCGATTAAGTTCGATGACCTGGTCGGGCCACGCCGATACAAGGACATGGCCTATTGGCGCCAGCGCGGGATGTTCGTCGCTCGCGTAATCACTGGCCGCAGCTATCCGCAGATTGGTCGCGCGTTTGGTGATCGCGATCACACCACAGCCCTGTTCGCCACACGCAAGATGGCCGTGCGCTGCATGTTCAACGAGGACGCCGCGCGAGAGGTCACCCTCATAGCGCGCTACGCTCAGGAACTTGCAGACGAACAGGAAGCTGTTCGGCTTGCTCGCCTTGCGAAGATGGCCGCCGCGCAAGCCAACCCTGCGAAGGTCAATCCAGATGCGCTGCGTAGCGAGTCCGAGCTCGTCGCGTGGAACGGCATTGGCGGCGTCGCAGCATGAGGCATCACCCGGAATTGAACCGCTCCACGAGCGCGGCCAGCAACGGCCCCGCCGCTGCGATTGCTGCGGCGATCAAGAGGGTAATTTGGTCGTTTGTGAGCGGAGGTCGCCGACGTTTCATAATTCGCACGCTTTCGATCTCGGCCGCGCAAGCGCGGGCCGCCAATGGTCTCTGTCTGGCGGCTGGTTCCGAGATCGGGAGTGCGGGCTCGTGTCGGCCTGCTGTCTCGATCAGCACGCAGGAGAACGCGAGTCGGTTAAGGCGTTGTAAATTGGCGGACAGGTCATGAGTTCGGTCGCCCTCCAGCAACCGTACGCAGCGCTGCCGCAGGATGCGCAACTTTCGATCGCATACGCGGTCGGCAGTATTCCCATGAGCGCGACGCCCGTCTCGATCTTCGAAGCGGGAAAAAGCTGGGGCATCATTGTTCAGAGCGGACCCGATCGCATCAGCCTGACGCCTTACGGCGAGAAGGTCATGAACGAAGAGATCGCCCGCAAGGACGCGATCGTTCGTGAGCAGGAGGGGCGCGCCAGGGCGAGGGCCGGGGATGCCGCTGGCCGGTATCTCGACGACCTTGGCAAGACCGATCTCGCGACGCTCAAGCCTGAAGAGTGGGCGAAGTTCTGCATGACCATGTGCGACACGTATATGTACTGGAGGCTGTCGTCTAAATGACCGCTGCCCTTCCTTCCGTCTCGCCTCTCAAGTCGGCCGCCGAGCAGCTGCTAGCGCTCGGTTATCGTATCGTGCCGATCATGCCGCGCCAGAAAGCGCCGGGTGAGTTCGTCGCCGGTCGCTGGAAGGCGATGGACGGATGGACGCGCTACAAGACCACCGCTCCCACCAAGTTCGAGCTGTCCATGTGGGCCGACAAATGGCCGGACGCGAATATCGGAGTGGTTCTTGGCTCGCCCGCCAGCGACGGCCTGGTCGTCATCGCGATCGACCTCGACCTTCGCGATGACGCAGAGCTTCGCCAGGTCATTGCGGCCATGCCGCCTTCGCCCATGTCGAAGGTCGGAGCCAAGGGCGAGACGCTGTTTTATCGCGCGTCGCCAGAGCTCAAGTCGCGCGCCTTCAAGCGACCTACAGGCGAGGTCGACGCAAGTGGCCGATCCAAGATGGAAGGCGTTGCCGACTTCCTGACTGGAAACGCCACGAAGCAGACGGTCGTGCCCCCGTCGCGGCACCCCGACGGCTTCGACTATCGCTGGCTGCGCGGCCCTGTGTCTGCGCGAGAGCTTCCGATCTTCGACACCGTCGCGCTAAAGCGTTTCGAAGATGCCCTTCGCAAAGTGGGCTGGGACACCGCCCCGCAGGCGACAGCCCCTGTCGGGATCAAGCGGGCCACGCCAACCGCGACACGCCCGCCGGCTGAGACGGCTGGAGACGAAAGTATCTGGGTGGAGCTCAACGCCGCAGCGCTGACCAATCTGGGCGCTTGGGTCCCTGAGCTCGGCCTCTACAATTGCCGGCAGGCGCGTGACGGATACGAAGCCGTAGCCACATGGCGGACCTCGTCGACGGGTCGGCCAAATGAGAAGCGGAAGCGCAACCTTTCGATCCAGCCAGGCGGGATCAAAGACTTCGGGTCCGAGACAACCTACTCGCCGATCGACCTAGTCATGGTCGCAAATGGCGTGACGTTCTCCGAAGCTTATGAATGGTTGCGCTGGCTGGTTGAGCCGATCGACACGACAGGGGTCGTTCTCGCCTTCGATCCGTACGCCAAGGATAAGCGGAAGACGGTCGTCGCAGCCGCGCAGTCGATCAATCTTGCTCCCCTGGAGCCCGCCGACGCGCTCGACGTCCTGCCGCCTCCCGTTCGCCTCGCCGATATGGCGCCCGCGTTTTACGACGACGACATGGGCCTTGCCGAGTGGCCTGAGCCAGATTGCTTCCCGCGCGGGCTGGTCGGCTCAATTGCCAAGTGGATTTGCGAGACGGCGATCGAGCCGACGCCCATCCTCGCCTATGGCGCCGCGCTTACGTTGGTCGGGACTGTTGCTGGTCGTCAGTTCAAGGGCCCGACGGGAACCGGGACGCACCTCTACGTGATCGGAGCTGCGCCAACTGGCGTTGGCAAGGATCACCCCATGCAAGCCGTTCTGGTCGCGCTGCACGACTCGGGCATGGCCGGCCTGGTCGGGCCTTCCGACTTTACCGCCGACAGTGCGGTCTATCGCCATATCCTCAACAATCCCCTGTCGGTCTGCCTGATGGACGAGTTCGGTTCGTTCTGGAAGCGCATCAGCGGGCGCAGGGCGGGGAATTGGGAGACAGCCATTACCCGCGCGCTACGTGAGCCGTGGGGAAGATCCTTCGGTACGATGCGGACGAAGCAGTATGCGGGCGAAGGACCGTCATCGCAGGACATCTGGTGGCCCGCCTTGTCGGTCCTGGGAATGACCACGCCAGGCGAATTCTTCGGCGCCCTGTCCGGTTCCGACGTCGAAAACGGCATGGCAAACCGCATGCTGGTCCTGACGACGCAGCGCCGGGTTGCGGACAAGCGTTCGCGCGAAGAGATCAAGGAGGCATACTTCTCCGCCTCGACCACATCGCTCGTCACGCCGCCCCACATTGCCGGCGGGCTCAAGGCCATCCGCGATTGGCAAAGCGAAGTCATCGGTCCGCAATTCGCTTGGGCCGCGGATCAGCGCCCGCTCAATCCCGTCGTTCAGTCCATCATCAACGAAGACGCCAAGGACGAGCTCTTTAGCTATCGACAATGGGTGCTCGAGCGCGCGTCGGCCGACGAGGCCTTCGGTAAGTTCTATTCGCGCGGCGCTGAAATGGCGCAACGCGTGGCGCTGATCCATGCGATCGGCGAGTCCGCCTCAACCAAGCTAACCCCGCGCCTCACGCTCGAGAACGTGCGCGCCGCAATTCGGCTGGTCGACTGGTCTCTTCGCACCCTCTGGGCGCGCGTCGCCGACCACCAAGCCCCCGAAGGCCTCAAGGAGGTCGTGCAGGCGGTGTTCAAGGCGCTGGATCGCCGGGGCGGAAAGCGCGTGCCGAGAACCGAGCTTCGTCAAGGTCTGCATGGCGCTGCCAAGCGCGAATTACAGGACGCGATCGAGGAGCTCGAGGAAAGCGGCGTGATCTCGATTGAGCGGTCACGCGAAACCCCCAACGCTCGGAAGCCTACGGAGTTCTATACAATCCTTACGAGGCCAAAATGGGCAAGCTGACGAAGCGCGAACAGATCATTGTTGCTATTGCTATTCGGGACGCCCTGGCCGGACAGCATGTGTTGATCATCACGCCCAGCCGATCGCTCGAGTCGGCATGCTTCGACTTTGTCGTGTCTGCCGTCGACGAAGCCGTCGTCGTCTACCGAGCCGATGCGCGCTTCGTCACGGCGCGCAAAGGAGAGCTCCGCTTTGTGCCCGTCAGAAACATGCGCGACCTCGAACGTCTGCGTGGCCGGGATGCTGTTCGTCTTGTCTGTCTACGGGTGCAGCGCCGCTTCACCGATTTACTGCGCCCTTGGTTTGAGGGTCGCGGCGCCACAATGAGCATTCACTAGGGAAGGGGTTTCCAATGGTTCAACTGCCAGACGTGCATGCGCCGCCGCCAAGTCGGAAGATCCAGACTGACGACCTGGTCTGCGATTTCGGCAAGCACAACGGGACACCATACACTCGCCTCCCGGTCAGTTACCTTCACTGGATGGTTGCGCAGAACCATTCTCGCGCGGACATCGCTCAGGCCGAGCTCGATCGGCGAGGCACGCGCACGCCAGAGCTCGACGTCAGCGGCCATGCCGTCGATCGGGCCTCGATCAAATGCCACCACATCTGGAGCCAGAAGCGACGGCTCGAGGAAGGCATTCACTCATGGCTGTGTCGTGTCGCCAAGGAAGCAATCGACGCCGCCAGCGAAGGCGAGAACGTCGTCGACGATCAAGGCCGCGTACATCACGGCGGCATGATTTTCGTGTTCGACAGCGACAGTGAATGGCCGGTCTTGAAGACGATTTACCCAGAGAAGGGCAACGGCGCGCCGTTGGGCATCCTGGAGCTTATCGAAGCGAAGCGGCCGGCATGGGCCAAAGCGCGAAGAGCCTACAGCACAAGCAAGGGGAACTGGTGATGACGAGGTTGGACAAATTGATCGACGCGCTCGAGCTCTTACCTGCGCGCAACGATCTTAAGCCAAACGAGGTTTCGGCTGTAGAAGAGGCCATCTCGCAACTGCGGAGCCTCGATAAGTCGACGACCTATTGGAAGGCGAATTGCACAATGCGCGCTCGGCTAATGGTGCGTATGCGCGAGAAGCTTATCGAGGGCGCCAGGGAGCTCAGCGACGAAGGCAGCCGGGTCTACTTTGGCGACACCAACCACGCCGACGACTTCCGGGAATTCGTTCAGACCCTTGACGATCTGGCGTGGGAACAAATCGCATTCGACGCCGGGGAGCGCGACTATATCGGGGAGCTTCGCGTCCTTCGCGAGCGCATTGCGGCGGCTCCAAAGAGAGTTGCGCAGGCCGTTTCTGAATTCGACGATCGCAAGAGTCCTGAAGACCAGCCGGACATGATGCTAGTCACATCGAACGAGCTCGTCGCGATCGTCTCAAACGCGCTGAGCGAGGAATAGCGATGGCAACTGAAGTCGACGCTGTTCGAGCCCTTGGTGAGGCCATCGGCTACAGCCGCATGATGCAACTGGCGGAACACATATGGGATGCGAAAACGCCAGGCGCGGCGCACTCCGTTGGACCATGTGTCGCGTTTCTGGTTCCGTGCCCGCACCCCGGGTTGAGAGATCAGCAATTAGGTTCGCGTTGCGATTGGTGCGGCGGATCGGGACGCGTGACTAGGCGCGTGCTCGAGGCGATGAAAGGCACCGTATGAGCGACGATCGCATTTCCTGCGTCGTCCCATTCTGCCCGCGCCAAACCAAGGGCACGCCGCCAACCGAATGGCTTTGTCGTGATCACTGGAAGCCGCTTCCCCTGATGCGACGGAAAGCTTTCAACCGCGCCTTTAAGTCTCGTGACCCAGCCAGATATTGGCCGCTCTGGGATAGCCTGAAGGCGCACGCGATTGAGACGGCGGCGGGGATAACCCGATG